TCAAAGGAGGAAATAAATCATGATTAAAACTTTGATGCAAGGGCTTACTGAAAAAGATATGCAGGCAGTGGTGAATACCTACGACCTGAAGCCCTTTTATTATCCTACCCTCTACCCCATGCAATCTCAAAGTCTTTTGACCTGGAAAGCATTGGAAGCTCAAGCAGGGTTGAAGATCGCCGCTGATGTTGTTTCGTTCAACGCCAGCATCCCAAAGAAAACCCGCGATGCGATCAGCCGCGTTGATGGCGACATTCCAAAAATCGGTATTTCCCGCGAAAAACTGGAAACTGATTTGAATGAATACCGCATCATGTTGGCTTTAGCTCAGGGTGACACTTCGAAAATCGAATTAGTTAATTTCTGGGCAGAAGATACTGACTTCTGTTGGACGGGCGTAGCTGCAAAACTTGAATGGATTGCATTACGTCAGCTTTCAATGGGTAAAGTATCTTTCACTACCGGGAATAACGCCTCTGTTGTTTCTCAGTACGATGTGGATTATCAAATCCCGGCAGCTCAGAAAATCGGCTTCCAGGCTGGTTCAGCTTCATGGGCAGCAGGCGCCACCGCAAAACCCATCACCAAAGATTTCAAGGCCGTTGTTGCTTTGGCAAAATCCGAAGGATTCAATGTGAAATTCGCATGGATGAACATGGAGAACTTTGCAAACTTCTGTGCTCAGACTGAAGTAATTCAGATGGCAGCATCGTTTGCTCAGAATGCTTTAGGTATTGCTCAGACTCCGGACCTTGCAGCCGTAAACGCTGCATTGCTTCGCACTCCTTACCTGTACGGTCTTCAGATCAGGGTAATTGATCAGGACATCACCATTGAACTACCAGATGGAACCCGTACAACCGGCAACCCATTTGAAAACGATGTGGTTTCTTTCACTGAAAGCAATGTTTTGGGTAAAACCTACTACGCTCCTTTGGCTGATGAAATCATCGAAGGATCAGTTGCAATGAAGGTGAAACGTGGTCATACTTTGATTAAAAAGTATGCTGAAGAATCTCCTGTTCGTGAAGTAACCGAAGGTTTAGCAAACGCATTCCCCGGATGGAACGGCGCAGGTCGCTCAATTTTGATGCAGACCAACAACGCAACTACCTGGGCAAAATAGGTTCTGACTTTTGTTTTCTAAATATTTTCCATGACTGAGAAGAGCCGTCCATTATTTGCGGCGGCTCTTTTTCTTAAACCCAGAATGAAATGACAATTCTTGAAGCTCTTAAATCAGTAGTTAGTTATCCGGTTTCAATAAATACCGTTGAGACAATAGCTATTACAAGAGGTCTGACCAGCTCAGCAACTCTTGATCAGACCATTGCTTTAAGTTCAGCCTTTGAGCTTGCGAAAGCTGACATCTATACTCACCTGGTGGGCGCTGCAAACATTTCAGAAGGTGGCTATTCGGTATCTATGACCGATAAGTCAAACATGATGAAGATGGCCGGTGCCATTTATGCCAAACACGGTGAAACATCTCCTTTTTCGTCAACCCTTCAAAATGCTTCAAACAGATGGTAAATCAATATCCTCATACTATTTCAGTGACTTGGAAAGGCAAATCAACTCAGGATGCAAATCTGAATTGGGTTGAAGGTGCTGACTTCTCATTTGAAAGTGAATGCAGGGCAGAGGTTAATTCATCCGGAAAGAAGATTGCAGGATCTGACGGTGCTTTAGTTGAATACTCATTTACCGTTTATCTGCCAAAAACTGAAACGATCATTCCAATTGGCGCTAACTACGCGCTCAACGGAACAACGGTCGGAACGGTTAAAGGCGCTTGGAACGGACAATTAAATTCAAGGATATGGGTATAACACTAAATATTGGACAGGTCAAAATCACTGCAAAAAAATTTGTAGGTGAGGTTGAAGATAAGATGATCATGGTGATGCAATACACCGGAGAGCAGTTCGTCAGAGACGCCAGAAGGATGACACGATCTGATGGTGGATTTGGCGACGTGACTGGTAATCTTCGCAGCTCGATAGGATATTTCATTCTGAAAGATGGACAAATTATCAAAGAAAATTTAAGAGGTAAATCATCCGGCAAATCGGCCGCTCGACAGTTTGTTGATTTGCTTCCTAAAAAGACAGGGCTTCAATTGATTGGAATTGCAGGAATGAACTATGCTTCACTGGTTGAATCAAAAGGAAAGAATGTAATTTCTATTCAGGCTGAAACAGCGTTAATTGACCTTAAAGACCTAATGAAAGATGTCACGAAATAAAACAATTGACTACGCTGTAAAAGAAGTTATCAAGCTTCTGGTATCTGTAAGCGTACCAAAATACCCGCATAGCAGACCGCAGCAAGTACCGGCTGAATACATTGTTGTGAATGCTTTCACGACTAATCCTGGCCCTATGCAGACAATTGTTTTGAACGCGAATTATCATGTCAAGAATCTTTCAGGAGGTGTGCCGGATAACGCAAAATTAAGCTCAAAAACTCAGGCAATACTTGACATTCTGGAAAACTACGGAACGTCAACCCTACTCATTGATTTCGATACACAGGAGGTATCTGCAGAAAACGATGAGCATATTTCAAACATTCGATTTTCGCTAAAAATCATTAATGCAATTTAAAAATGTCAGCAAAATATCTATTCGGCTTAACCGCCGTCAAATTTGGAACCCCTACCGGACTGGCAACCATGCCCGTAACTCTTGTTACGTTTGCAGAAACGGTAAAAGGATCATTCACCTTCGAAGAAACTGAAGCTGTAATCGAAAAATTCTTCACCGAAGAATCAGCATCAGCGGTAAAAGCTATCACCACTCAGGATGCACAGCTCGAAGGTACATGGCGTACTTATGATTTCGACCCGGCACAGCTTGAAAAAGTAAAGGGTGGAGATGGTCACACAGCTGCAACAAAATACGTTGCTCCAACTGCTACAGTCAATACAGAGCTTGCTTTGCAGCTTGAAACGACTGCTGGAATTACGTTCCATGTTTATAAGGCAAACATCACCGCACGACTCACCGGAAAACTTTCGAAAGATGGTTTAAGTGAAGTTGAAGTGAAGTTCCAGGCTTTGGCACCCGCTGCCGGACTTGCGCCTTACGATTACACAGTACCAGCCTAATTGAAAGACCCGGCATCCGTCCGGGCTTTCTTTTTAGAATTTTAAAAAGTACTAATCTGATGAAAATCGAGGAAATGGAACACTACAACTTCTTAATAAAGCTATTCGACTTCTCACAGGATAAAGTGAAAGACGCGGCTTTTCTTGGTGGCTTATTTGGCTACATTTTATCAGTAATAGCAATGTTTTGTAGTAATGTTTTGGGAATTTCTGTTGGTCTTTTTGCCTTATTGGTCGTGGTTATGGTAACTGATTATATAACAGGGCTGATGGCTGCAAAAAAAGAAAAGCAAAAAATAGTGAGTAAGAAGGGCTTAGGTTGGGTGTTTAAGTTAGGTTCATACATGGTTTTTCTGTCAGTATCATTCATATTGCAAAATGAGATAGTCAATAAAGCCGGTTTTGAATTTTTAAGCTTCCCGTTGGAATTAATACACTTCTACATACTGATTCACATATTCATGTGGGAAACAAAATCAGTAGATGAAAACTTTGAGCGTCTTGGATATTCTTTCAGGATCCTGAAGTTGTTCTCAGCATTACTTAATTCAACAAAAAAACAAGTCAAAAGTAAAATCGATGGTCAGTAAGAAAACCAAACAGAAAGCAGCCGATTTGCTTACCGATAAAGGAACACAGTTTCAGGTTAAGTTCATTGGATTTAACCTGAAACTTTCCGTTGAACAGCTCACTTTGGGCACGTTGATTCAGATCAGTAAAGAGCAATTGAAGATAAAAAGGCCAAACTCAGAAATCAAATCAATAGAAATCATTGAAAGCTTCGCTGAAAATGCAAAGCCGCAAGCCAGAATAATCGCCTTAGCCTGTGTGAATTCAAGGTTTCAGCCTTTACGGAAAAGATTTTTAACATGGTTATTCGTGAAAAAACTCACAGCTCCGGAGTTGAATAAGCTTACCGCTATTGTGATTGAGAGCATGGGAGTTAATGATTTTTTCGTGAGTACCGTCTCGCTGAAAGGCATCGATCTGTTAAATCAGATAAGCGCGACGGTTACCGACCAGCCTTCACCATCTGGGGAAGAATAGGCGACATCTGTAAATCATTCGGGTGGACATTCGACTACGT